GAAAGAAAAGCCTCTATGACTATTCAAGGTGCTCAGGTTCAAAACCAGGTATCTACAAGTTTAAGAGAGAATATAGATTTTCCAGACCACATAAAGAGAATACTGGATTTCTATAAAGTTTATAAGTAATGGCAATAAAAGATTTAAAAAATCAATTTAATAAATTTTTAACAGCAGAAATTAATAATATAGGAAAAGGATTTTTTATAGGCCCAGATGATATACTTTATGCTACTGTTGGAGGAAAAGATTTTATAGAAGCTATAAAAAGAGGCGCAGAAGCTATATGTAAAGCTCATGATAAAACACTACTTACATATAATACCGACGCTTATTGGAAAACTGCTATAAAACAAGTATCTGCTCAATTAAAAACAGAAAATAGATTAAAGGTAGCTGGGGGTGCCACTTATAATTTTGCAAGTGGAGTTAAATATACAATAACAGGAGGCAAAGTTAATTTAAATAGTGGAGTATATGTAGAAAGATTAACATCCTCGACCATAGAGTTAGCAATAGTTACTTCTACAAGCGATGCAAGTAGAAATATTATTAAAGTTGAAAAAGTATTCGATGCTTTAAAAGATGCAGTTTGGAATAAATGGGTAGCACGATTAAATAAAGAGTTAGGAGAAGATAATGTATCCATAGGAGGCTCTACTGAAACTACAAGAGGCGGTAGAGTTAGAAGTACAGGAGCATATCAATATGTAGGAGAATCAAAAAGATTCGGAACTTTACTAAGTGCAAACATAAAAAGAGCACATACAGGACAAACAACAACAACTGTAATGGCATTAGAAAAAGTTGGTGAATCTCTTGTTCCTCTTACTAGTTTAGGTGTAGTTTTATCTCCCGGTGATTTAGTAAATGATATTCGCAAGGGATTAAAAATTGATTTTGGCAGAGAAAGAAGAAAGAAAAAAGGAGTTACTAGTAAGCAAATAAACTTTATAGAAGTAAGACTCGCTCGTAATGTAACAGAAAAATCTGCAAGTGGTAAAGGAAGAGATAAAAGACAAATACTAGCAGCTGCTGAAAAATATATAAAAAATAGAATTGAAGAAGGAATAGAAAACGGAACATTAGATATTGGATTAGATACTAAATCTAGTAAATCGTTTAAACAAGCGGCAATTGATGATGCTATAAATATAGTTGTAGAAGGATTAGTAAAAAAGAATAAAAGAGCAAAAAAAGTAAAAATAACAGCAACTAAAAGTCCTACAATAAATGAAAGAGGTATTAATTTATATAAAGGAAAATCGGGAAAAAGCTCAAAACAAAAAACACAAAATATAAACTTAGCAGGAAAAATAGCAACTTCAGCAGGTAGTTTTTCAGGGAGAAAAAGAACTCAGTCAGGCAAATTAAGAGATACTCGATTAACTGCAGCAAAATTAAAAAGTTTAATTAATAGAAGTTTACCAGCAGAAGTTAGAAGAAATATGGGAAGGCCTGCACTGATAAATAGAACTAGTAGATTTTCAAATAGTGTAGTATTAAAAAGTTTAAGAGACGGACCAAATACTTTAATAGGTGAGTATACTTATCAATTAGACCCATACCAAACTTTTGAAAATACTGGAGAAAAACAATGGCCAGTAGGATATAATCCAAAGCCCCTAATAACAAAAAGTATAAAAAATTTAGCGGCAAGGCATGTAGAAAATAAATTTACACTTAGGAGAGTATAGTGGCAAGTATATATAGAACAGGTAGAAAGAAAATTGCCCATGCTCTTGGAGAAAAACTAAAACAAATAGATGGTAGTCATCCATACAAAATAAACTTGTTTGATAATGTAGCTACCAAAATGGTTTTTCTAGATGAAATAGAACAATATCCAAAAGTCTGCATAGTACCAGGAGATGAAGAAAGAGAATACCAACCTGGTGGCTTTAAATGGAGATTTTTAACAGTTACGATAAGAGCATATGTGGAACACGCAGAAGATGCTCAAGAAGAATTAGCATTATTACTCGAAGATATCGAACGAGTAATCGACGAGAATGATGCATTGGTGTATGATGACACTGTAGACCCTAACTTAAAGACAACATCTATAACGATTGAGTCTATAAGTACTGATGAAGGAGTAATTGCTCCTCTAGGTATAGGAGAAATGGTAGTCACTGTACGATATTAGGAAACGAAAACGCTCATTAAAATGACGCGGAATCCTTTCCAAAGAAATAATAGGAGAAAGCAATGGCTTTAAATCTATCGAGAAATACCAAAGTATTTGTCAGCTCTGTAAACGGGGTAGTTGCAAATTCAAACTCTAGAGGTGGTGTCAAAGGTATTGATACTTTTGGTGGTACAGCTAGTGGTACTTATGCAGCTGGTGATATTCTTACTATGACTGGTGCTACAAATAGTGACACTATGAAAGTAATAGTTAAAACAGTTGACAGCGGTACAAACTTGCCAGAATCAGTTTATATTCCTAATAATTTCAGAGGTACTGACTTTGCTGATGGTGAAGTTTTAAACCAAACTACTGCAGGAGCTTCAGGAGCAACTGGATTTACTGCGGCAGTAGACGGAATCTCTGCTGATGGAAAAACTGCTGATGGTTTAAGAACTGGACTTGGATTATTCAAAGGAAACGAGAGTGATGCAAATACTTTTAAAATTGGTGTATTAGATGGTTATAGTTTTTCTCAAGCTAGTGAGAGCACAGATATCACAGTAAGTGAAGCTGGTGCTGTACCAAACAGAACGTCAAAAAGATTTAATGACTCTTTAGCACCTGCTGAATGGTCATTTCAAACTTATGCAAGACCTTTTGCTCATGGTACTTCGTCTATTAGAACAAGTGGACAAAGTGACATGGTTGAGAATGTTCTTTGGGCAGCTTTGGCTGGTCAAGAAATAACTAAAGCAGAAGACAGCACTGACACAAATGTTGGTTCTAATGCTGGTGAAACCACAAATGGTGCAATTAAGTACCCAAGTGCACACTCAGCTGATGTCAACTTTTTAAGTTCAGACACTCACGAGCTTTTAAAACTAACTATTTTCTTTGCACTAGAAAATACAACTTACAGACTAAACGAATGTCAAGTTAACCAAGTAGAGATTGATTTCTCTATTGATGGAATTGCAACTTTAAGTTGGTCAGGTAACTCAACAACTATTGACCAAGTTTCTACAGTTATAGAAGATCCATCAAAAGTATTTATTACTGATGATGCAGATGTCGATTCAGCAGGTACAGATGGTACTTATGCAGAAAAATATAACTATGTAGATATGACTGGTACTGCAGATGCCGACTACTTAAAGAATAAACTATCTCAACTATCATTAGTGGTTGACTCCGCTCAAGGAGGAGGAGCATCCGCAGGTGGTTTAGATGCAAAAACATATTCAATCAATATAACTGGTGGAAGTATAACAATTGCTAATAATATTACTTATCTAACTCCAGAAACTTTAGGTATCGTTGATAAACCTATCGGTTCATTTACAGGAGCTAGAACAGTTACTGGTTCATTAACTTGCTACTTAGATACTAAGTCAAATGGTTCTAACCAACTATTAACCGACTTATCAGCAGCAACAGGATTAATTCAACCAAGCTTTAATATGAGCTTGTTTATGGGTGGAGATACTACAGCTTTTGCTACTAGAACTACTCCTGTAATTGAATTGGATGTACCAAGAGCTATGTTATCAATTCCAACAGTTGAAGTTGCAGATATTATTTCTACAACTGTTGAATTCGCAGCATTACCAGCAGATACTTTATCTTCAAGTGATGCTACAACCTATGATATGCAGGTAAAATATCATGGTGAGACCACATTTAGTGAGTCTGGCTATGATACTACATCAGACGCTTCAAATCTATACGATTCTGACGGCTCAGCATAATCATGGCGGAGTATAACTTTCTCAGAGAAAGTCAACTCCATATAGTTTATGGGGGTAATCGATACAATGTAAAGATTACCCCCAGCTTATCGTTCTCACAAACATTTGCGGAAGATGCATACGAAGTTAAGACTTTGCACGATCAAACAAAAATGTTTTCAGGAACGAGCATAACTAAAGCAAACCCTGCTAACTTTAGTTTTGAGATTCATCTTACAGAGGAAAAGGATGAATCAATCGTGTTAGATCTTTTAACTGACTATGACACTTCAACAGGTGAACAATTATTGAAGTCTTTTGATATGTATATAGTCACAAATGAAAGTACATTTAAATTAGAAGGATGTATTATAACTCAAGGAGAGTTTTCATTTGCACGTAGCAATCCACTTCGACTATCAATAAGTGGAGCAGCGAAAAAACTAGAAAGAGTAGGAAGTGATAGTTATTCCCTTCCAGGTACTTTGCAATCTGCAAGTGCCACAAGAACTCCCACAAAGCCTTTGCTTGATGTGGAAGTAGACGGAACTAATGTATCAAACTTAGTTTCAGCTACATTAAGCGTGCAAAATAATATAAATTGGACTCCTTATGAAACACTACAAAATAGTTTGTCAGTAACTTCAGCAAGTAATGCCATGTACCCTTCTAATTATAGTTTGAATGATAGAGTATTATCAGGAAATATAACTCAATATTTAACTTCAGATAATACAAGTACTTTTCAAACTTTTGATACTTCTGCTCGTATAGCAGTAAAAACTTTAGTAAATGATACTACTTTCTTCAACTTTACATCTGGAGCAAGTGATTGTATGTTTACAAAAAGAACTGGACAAGGAGAAGTATTTACACAGACTTTTGATTATAGATTAGTCAATAGTCCAACAGATTTAGGAACATTAATTACATATTAAAGGAGAAAATAAATGGATTTAAAATCATTACTGGTTGACAGTAAAACAGCATGGGTAGAATTCCCAGGATTGGAGGGATTTGAAGTAGAACTTGCAAATCTTTCAAGAAAAGAACTTATTAATTTAAGAAAGAAATGCACTATTAATAAGTTTGATAGAAAAACTAGAATATTTAATGAAGAATTAGATGAATCAAAGTTTTTAAATGAGTTTAGCAGTGCAGTTATAAAAAATTGGAAAGGCTTAAAATTAGGTTATTTAGAAGATTTAATTTTAGTTGATATTAAAGGACAAAATCCAGATACTGAAATGGACTATTCACAAGAAAATGCAGTAGTTTTAGTAGAAAACTCATCAGAGTTTGATAATTGGCTCAACGAGGTAGTCTTTGATCTAGAGAATTTTCGTAGCAAAGAACAGACAGAAAGTCCTAGAAAAGTTAAAACTGTTTCTGGAGAATAAAGACATTGGAATGACCAAGTCTCAGTACTTGGAAATGATGGAACAAATGGAGGAAGAACCCGACTGGGAAAAGTGTCCTCCAGACTGGGAAGATTTCCCACAAATAGTTATAGATGCTTTAAATATATTTAATAGCATGGGAGACAGAATATTTCCTGATATTGGTTATATAGGGAAAGATTTTACAAATTTTAATTTTTTACTTGAACAGTATAATATAGAGGAACATCAAAAAGATTATCTATTTGAATTAATACTGTGGTTAGATAGTAGAGCTATAGACGTTTCGCAAAAGAAATTAAAAGCGGAATATGATAGAATAAAGAATAAGAGTGGCAGATAATAAAGTTTTAATTGAATTTCAGATTGTCCAGAAAGGTGACAAAATTTCTGCTGTTGCAAAACAGACAGATAAACTTACTAAATCACAAGAAAAAGCTGAAAAATCTCAGAAAAAATTATCAAAACAACAGGAAATTGGATATGGCCGTCAAAAACAAGGCTTAGTTCAAACTGCCAACTCTACAAAAAATTTCTCAAAACTAGCAAATACTATTGATGGCGGTGGAGGCGGAACTTCTCTTGTAGGAGCATACGCTACTTTAGCCGCTAACGTCTTTGCAGCAACAGCCGCATTTAATGCATTATCAAGAGCTGCAGAATTTCAACAATTACAACAAGGTTTAGAACTTGTAGGTAATCAATCAGGAAGAACACTTTCAGTTCTTGCAGACAATTTAAGAGCCGCTACTGACGGAGCCCTTTCACTAGAACAAGCTTCTAGAGGGGCTGCTTTGGGTATTTCAGGTGGCTTTGGTGGAAGAGAGTTAGAAGGACTTGCAACAATTGCAAAAGGTGCTTCACTCGCTCTTGGTAGAGATTTAGCAGATGCGTTTGACAGGTTAACAAGAGGTGCGATTAAACTCGAACCAGAAATATTGGATGAATTGGGTATTATGGTTCGTCTTGATGACGCAGTAGAACAATATGCTGCTCAACTAGGAAAATCAGCAACTTCATTAAGTCAACTAGAAAGAAGACAAGCATTTATGAACGCAATTCTTGTTCAAGGTGAAGAAAAGTTTGGAGATATTGCAGATTCTGTTGACCCTACACCATATCAAAAACTTGGTGCAACTTTTGGAGACTTAGTCAAAAATATATTTACCTTTATAAATGAAACTTTAATGTTAAATAAAGTTGTAGGATTTTTAGCTGAAAGTACAACTGCTTTATTTGGAACAATGTTACTTTTTGGTAGTACTATTGCTGGACAAATTTTACCAGGACTAACAAATGCAGGTGCAAGAGCAGCTGAGTTTGCAGCAAGCCAAGCCGAAATAGCAGATGCAACTCTAGATGCAGCAAAATCAAGAGAAGCACTTGCTCTTGCAAATATTAAATCTTTTGAAGGTGGAGCAGGAAACTTTAAATTAGTTCAACAAGAGCTTGAAATAGGTAAAAAAGGAAACAAAGCAAGAGCAAAAGCATTAAAAAGTTTAGAGGCATCTGAAAGAGCAAGGTCAAGAAATCTTAAAAAGTTTAGTGGCCAAGCAAGAAAAGATAAAGAACTAGAATTACAACAAATAAGAAGACAAATTCGTTTAGTAAAAGAACTCAATGCTGCAGAAAGAGGTGCAAGTGTTGAGAGAATGGCAGCAAGTAGAGCAAAAATTGCTTCAGACTTTGCTCTTGAGCAGGCAGAAATTATTCAGGGAGTATCTACAGGAGAACTAGGTTTAGCTACAGCAATTACAGCATCTAA